AATTGTTCTAACCCAGTTATCTGCTGCTGGATCCAACTCAACGCCACCAACGAAAACAATAACATTAAATGGGTTAACGTTTTCAACATTCGTGGCATGTGGTTGCTCAATCCAATCAACCTCAGTATATGCTAACGTTAGTAGATCGCCAGTTTTTTGGATATTTGGATCTAATAATTTTAGATTTTGACTTATATCCGTTGTTGAGCGATCAATGCCAGGATCTAGTGCCAATTCCGCTGGAATAGACCAAAAATCAACAGGAACAATTCCAGTGGGATCGGATTTACTAATATCAATTGTTGTATATCTCTTGTCTGCAAGAGATTTATCCCTAAAACTGGTGACAATAAATCCAGATTTAAATCTATTGAGTCCAGTTGCATCTGTAACTTCAAGAGTTTGTGCTTTAAGTTCAAGCATACTCAAACTCGTAACATCTTCTAGATTTTCAATTCTTTGCTCAAGTTTTGCAATATCACGCATTGTAAATCTTCTATTGTCTCTCAATAGAATTTTTGGATCTTTTTGGGGATTAAAAAGATATGCGGGATACCGAATTTGTGCCAATTCCATTGCATCATCTGCAAGAATTGGAGCACGAGGATCATCGTTAGATTCACCTTGAACAACTTCAACTTCACCAAAACGATTAACTGTTACAAGATCAACCCTTGGTAAATAATAACTATATCCAATAAATGAAGTTTCATCAGGTGAAACTATGTATCTGAAATTACTTTCATAAGATCTAGAACTAAATGCAAATGGTGATGCATTAGTTGTTGAAGGATCGAATTCTTGTACTCTTGGTCTAAAATCAAGGATGTCAGAAGCACGTGTTCCATTTCCAACTGATGGAAGATCACTCAAATATCTTTCTTCTGTGTATGAATTTACTGTAAAAACGTCACCACTATTTCCACTTGTTATTTTGTAGTAATCTAAAATAACTAATAATTGGCGAGAAGGAATTGCACTTCCTGCTTTTCTTACTAACTTAGAATAATCACAATATTGATTTCTATGACCCTTATCTAAAATATAATTGGTAGTTCTATTAATATAACTACCAGGAGTTATTTGTTGAACTACAGCGTTAATTGAAGAATCTTTAAATACTACATTTTCTCCAACTTCAAATTTGTTCTCATTGAGAGGTACAAATTCTATCGTTGATGCCGTTTTGTTAACAACTTGGGCAACAGATCTACTTTTTTGACCCACCAGTTTTTCACCAGTAATAGCATTAGTATCCAGTGATAATCCAGTAGCAAATGTTAGTTTATCTAAAACAGGAGATGATGTGTTTGTTGATTCATATACTGCACGTATATTAACAACATCTGGAACATTCAGAGATATTTCACTATCTTCAACTCTTAGTCCATAAAACTTACTTGTAGAAAGTCCAGTTGCAGATGTGCCAGTTTGTGTTGAAATACCACTAGTTCTGGTAACAGATATTTGTCTACTTCTTATAAAGTCTTTTGATTTATTTGAAACTTGTCTTTTCTTTAATGTTACAATAACTGTAACGTTGGATTGATTTATTCTCAATCCAGTGAAAGTGACTGAATTTCCATTCGAACCAAAAGTAAATTTGCCGGAATTTAATTCATCAGTTGTACCATCACTATAATGCACCGAATATCTTTCGGCATCGAATGATTCAAAAAATACACTAGTAATTCCAGTTGATGCGTCTAGAGCATCTGCTGTTGTGATTGTTAAAGATCCAAGAGCATTTGTTGATCTTCCAGTAATTTGCTTTGTAATTGTAAGTTCCGACTGAGATAAATCAACCGAAGCAATATTTCTTTTTGGAAGATCTGCGTATAGTCCAGATGATACAAGATTTATTATTTTTGGTTCTGCCAAATAAAATAGAGAATCTCCATTATCTACGGCTGCACGTGCAACAGAAGTGACAGCAACACCAGCGGATGCAAGTGTTATAGTGGTTCCATCAGCAGCAATTGCGGTAATTCTATTGTAATTTGGATCAGTTTGTCCACTAGTTTGATATTTAATTATTGCTTCAGTCTTAATACCAGTTACTCCACTTAAAAACCTTCCAGGAACTCTTCCAGTAGTTCCACTGCTTATTGTTAATTTATCAGTTAATGCAAAATTAGGAGGATTTCTATCATATAATACAGCATCTGCAAAAAAGTCTGCTTGTAAAGCACTATTTAAAGCAGTCGAATCTTGGTAGACTGACTTTATGTCTTCTGTCGTGTATGCATTAAGTGCCTGAATACCAATTTTAAGTTCTGGATTTTCATTAATAATAACTTGTTCACCAACTAAAAACGTTCCAGAAGTTTGTGTTAAACTATATGCAGAAGCGTTTGGTTTTGCTGCGAGATATCCAGTAGCTCCACTGGACAATCCTCGTACAAAAGAAGTTAAAGGTACTTCTGTTGTTGTATATTCTTTTGCAAGATATAGGGTAGTATAAGTTTGAATATCAAATAGATAAAGATCCCAGGTTGTACTATCACCACTATATTGTGCGTCAGATACACCATACCAATAAACTCTCGCTTCTCCAATTTTAGTTCCGCCACCGCCAGCAGTTCCGGGGGCATCTCCAGAAGCATCTCTTCTTCTATTGTAAAGTTCTATAATATTTGCACTTGCACTTCCACCCCCACTAATTGGAGCACCAATATTTAAGTAAGGGACACCATGAACGTTATTGACCTTTAAAAGGCTGCCCATTGCAAAGGGAATCAATGCACCATCAACTTTTTTAGTTGTTCTTGGTTTAGGAACATCAACAATTGCACCACCGACTAAATCAATATCAAATCCTTTGACATATGCAGTTCCCGCAGATATTTTAACCGACATTAAATCGTCGGTTGGAATATTACCTTGCTCAGTTCTCTGTCCTTCAATGTAAAGTCCACCATTACCAGTTTCATTGTTTAAAGAGTCTGCAACTGATATTGTAAATGGATTTACCGCATAGTTTCCAGATTCTTCAAAAGTTCTTTTAGCAAAATAATCTTTTATTACACTATAATCTGATTTATTTTGTAATTTCTTAATTTTACCTTGGTCAACTTTAACCAATTCTACAAAGTTTGTATCATTAAAATCAAGTAATTGCTTTTTTGATAATTTTACACTAATTTTTAATCTATCAGCACCAGGTGCAGCATAGTTAGTAAAACCTTTTGCATTATCATTTAAATCAGTATCATCATCGGAAGAAACAATTTCTTCAAGAATATCAAATCCAACTCTATAAGATGGTTCATTATTATATGGATCTAGAATAATCTGAGTATTTGGTACATCAATAAAAGTACCTCTGATAAAATAGACACCCTTTGCCACTCCAACAGCATATCCAGTGGCAGTTGCATTAGTCGCAACAAGAGTTAAAATAGTATCACCACTATTCAGAGTGGTATTTCCATATGTAACATTTTCTTCTAGAATTAATATTTCTCCATCTACAAATTCTACTCCTTCACCATCATCAGCACCTTCATTATACTTAACAAAAAGTGTTATCTGCTCTACACCCTCTTCTGGTGGTAAAAGATATCCTTTAATTGTGCCAACAACACCAGATGTTTGACCTTTTACTCTTGTGCCCCTACCAGTGTTTGCATTTTTTAATGCATCCAAATAGACTGTAACATCTATACCTAAATGATCATTATTTACTTTAATAGTAGTAAATGCATTATCGCAAGTAATTCCACCAGGAATTACCATAGAACCTTCTTTGAAAATATGACTTCCAAAAGATTCTATTTGATTTTGTAAAATAGACTGTAAACCTGTTAGTTCTCTTGCCTGAACAGGATATCCAGGTTTAAAAAGAACTCGATAATAGTTATCTGCCTTATCAAAATCATCATAATAAGGACTTACATTGAGATTAGTCTTTTGTGGCATTTTTTAAAATTCCAGTACTATTTTGATGTCTTCTTTTTGGCGGGCACTCCTACTAATCGTAGGTCTATTATCGAGGTAAATTACATCTCCCGATCCTTTATTTATTTCAGGAGTTGCTAACCCAGAAGTGAAGTTAACACCCAGATTAATTAATTTTGTACCTGTTGGATTTGTTGATATCCCAGAAAATCCAGTTCTTATTGAAGCCGAAAAACCAGAAGATTTTCCAATAATTTGATTGGCAGAAGATTCAAATGGATATAATTTACCATTTGTAGAAATACCAACATAATCTTGTTGGTCATATGTTGTTTGGTTGAAGAACAAAGAACGATCTGTAAAATATTTCAGTACCTTTGCCTCACTATCCCAAGAAGCAACATAACCAAATGCTTTACCAGTTCCACCAGAGACAACTTGTTCGATTTTTTCACCTACTGTTGGTGTCCCAGTAATAGATGAAAATATCATTGAATATAAACCAGTAAAACTATTATCAGTATATATTGTTGAAGATCCAAATACTGTCGGATTTTTTATAATTGAAACTTGTGCAAAACTGGTGTCTACTGGAAAATCTTTTGTCGAATCATCAAATCTAGCGTAAACTAAAACCTTATCAGTCCCCAGTTCGGTATAAATGTCGTAACCGTGACCCCTAGAAGGGGGAATAATAGGAACTAGTTTTGCACTAGTTCCAGTGGAATTCAAATTAATTGATCCCAAATCAACTAAACCATAACTGTAATTCTTTCCACCAGATGTGACAACAGTATTTGTTATCTTTCCACCTTCAACATCAACTCTAACTCTACCATCACTCCCATCACCGAGAATATTAAATTCTTGTCCAAGACCATTGGAATAGTTTGAACCAGACTTTTCAATATAAACTGTTTTAATTTGATTATTATTCACGGTAGAATCTGCTGATTCTCTAATTGCCAGTATTTGAGAATCTGAAGATGTTAACCAACTATTTGGAACAGTTATATATTCTGTTGAATCAAATTTGACAATATCACTTGGAGAAATTGTAAATAAGTATTTCCAAATATAACCATCGCCACTATCACCAGCTCTTGATGGCTCTAAATCTGTAAATGTTGGTTCATCTTGTGAAACGTTACCTTTTGGATTTGTTCCACTAGATCCATTTTGAATACAAACATAAACTCTGTAATCACTATTCATTACATAGTAATTTGCATCATATAGTCTGGATGAATTAG